ACAAGACGTATCAATACCGAGTGTTGGGCAAACCACAATTTGGAAATGATATTTCTGTTGCTGATTCCATTTGGACAAACATTCATGTTCCAATTACGGAAGAGATGATTCGAACAGTTGTTAGTAACCCACCCGATGCAACGTTTGAAGATGATCTCTATTATCGTGACGAGTTAGAGTCCAGAGATCGTATTCTCAAAGACGTCTATGGATTTCACAACCGTATCAAAGAAGCATTGTATACATCCACAGTGAAACCAGGTGATTCCTTGCTTGAACTTGCTGTTGGACGTGGAGGAGACTTAAAGAAATGGAAACATTCTAAACCCTCGTTAGTCGTAGGCATTGATTCTTCATTATCCAATTTGATCTCTCCACGACAAGGAGCATGTGTTCGATATGTCAAAGAAAAACTTAAATTTCCAAAAGACTATCTGCCTCCAGTTCTGTACTTTCAAGGAGACATGACTCAACCTCTCTTTCAAGGAGACAATGTCTATGCAAACATTGTAGCAGGAACTCAACCCCCTACAACTCCGTATTTGAGACAGTTTGCAGGACATACTGAGTTTGACGCTATTTCGTGCCAGTTTGCGATTCATTATGCATGCGAATCTGAAGAGACATTCAAAACCTTTGCTTCAAATCTTGAGACTCACGGTAAGCGTAGTTTCTTTGGAACCTGTTTGGATGGAGCGTCTGTCTACGCATTGTTATTGGGAAAACAGAGTCATATGTTTCGCGTAGATCGAAAAGTATTTGGAGAGTTTGTTAAGCAATATGATGATGGAGTTGGATGGACTGAAGAGTTTGGACAAGCAATTTCAGTTCACTTAGAAAGTTTCGAACAACCTCAAAAGGAATACTTGGTCCCCTTTGCGAAACTCACTCAACGTTTGGAAGAAGCAGGATACGAATTAGTTGAGACGAAACTGTTCTCCGATCACTACGCAGAACAAAACCAAGTATTGTTCTCTCAAGAACATCAGGCATTCAGTTTCCTACATCGCAGTTTCGTGTTCAAGAAGTCCGATAAACCTAAAGTCACTGAAAAGCAGGAAGTCACGATTCCTGTGATCGAGGAATCCAAGGAAGAGTCCAAGGAAGAATCCAAGGACGAACGAAGTGAACCTGACACTACAACTCCTGCAAAGAAACCGGTTAAGAAACGAATCATTAAAAAGGCGGAACCTGGAAGTGAACCAGTGTTGTTCTTAGGAGCAGATGAAGGAAAGGGTGAATGGAGAATTCTGTCAAACATGTATGAAGCACCCTTTCAAATTGATTCAATTACATTCCCAACCGTTGAACATTACTTTCAATGGTCCAAAGCGAAGGCATTTGGTGATGGTGCGACTGCGGCAAAGATTCTGAAGACTCCATCCCCTAAAGCAGTTAAAGCATTAGGTAAGAAAGTCAAGGATTTTGTAGAAGAAGAGTGGAATTCGAAGAAAGACGGTATTATGCGAATGGCACTCAAAGCAAAGTTCATTCAACATCCCGATCTAAAAACTAAACTTCTAGAGACTGGAACACGACCTGTTGGAGAAGCGTCTGCTCGTGATAAGTATTGGGGAATCGGAACTTCAGCAGACACTGCTAAAGCAAATGATCCATCGAAATGGCCTGGTAAGAATGTCACTGGAAAACTCTTGATGGAACTGCGAACAGAATTTAAGGAGTAAAACCACATAGAGAAGTATGAAGTATCCAAACATCCTCTTCTTTCGAGATGAATCGTATTCAGAAATTGATACTTTTTTGTCTGAAAACAAAGAGAAACTCAACTGTACACTCAATCCAACTTCAGATCCTAAGGATGTATTGAAACTCTTTGATTCCAATTATCATTTGATTGTCACTTATGGTAAGTCTGAAACCGAGTACTACGGACGTATGGGAAATCTTGTGAACCGAATGCGTCTACGATGGCTTCACTTTTACGAAAACATCAAAGATTTGGACGCATTCAATCGAGGCGTGAACTTCTGCTATATTCACAACTGTCTGCTTCCCCACACAATGACTCGTCCTATTTTTTCAATCTTCACAACTTGCTATAATTCATACGCAAAGTTCTATCGACCTTACAACAGTTTGAAGGTACAATCTCTTCAAGATTGGGAATGGGTAGTAATAGATGACTCACCAGATGATAAACACTTCGAGTTTCTACGGGGTCTTGCAAAAGAAGATCCACGTATTCGTCTCTATCGTAGATCTGAAAATAGCGGTAACATTGGCAATGTGAAGAACGAAGCAGCATCTCTTTGCAGAGGTAAGTATATCCTTGAATTAGATCACGATGATGAGATTCTTCAAGACTGTCTTTCAGATGCTAATAAGGTCTTTGAGAAGGATCCAGAAGTAGGATTTGTCTACATGGACACAGCACATTTATATGAGAACGGAAACACCCATTCCTATGGTGATCATTTTGGACTAGGATATGCTGGATACTACTGTCAAAAATACAATGGAACCTGGGTCAATGTGATTTCAACACCCAATATCAATAACTATACATTGTCACACATTGTAGGCGTTCCAAATCACCCACGTATTTGGAGGAGAACAACCTTGCATGAACTTGGAAACTATTCTGAGTTTTTGCCGATCTGTGATGATCAGGAATTACTTCTACGAACCGCAGTGAAGACCAAAATGGCGCGTGTTCACAAGTTAGCATACATTCAGTACATGAACGATGGATGGAATAACTTTTCACTGATTCGAAATTCGGAAATCAATCGACTAGGTCCTCAGTTTATTGTTCCACAAGCGTATGCAGAATACAAGATTGATGACGAAATGCGTAAAAGGAATGCCTTTGAAGAACCTACACCCAATTGGTGGGCACTTCCAATGTGGAAACGTGAGAACTTCACAAATAAATACTGTAATTCATTGATTAACTTGAATTTTAAGAAACAGTATTGTATTTTGGGATATAAGTGTTTGATGGAATGCATTGAGTCCATTCGTGAACTCTATGCAAACCCTGAGAATGACTTTTTAGTCTTGGAAAACGGAATGTCCAAAGAAGACTTATGTAGAATCTTGGATTCACTCAAATTAAGTCGTATGAGATGTTACGCAATGTCAGATTGTACATGGGAACAGTTGCGTGCCTACTTCTTCCTAGTCTACAAGAGCACAGAGGATCATGAAGTTTGGACGTCTATTGAGTCTGCCTGTAATACTCTGCATACGACAGTGACGGTGCCTGTGGTTGATCCTGAGGAGAAAGACCTGGAACAAATCGTTGAGACAACTTTGCCCCAACAATCTGAGTTGCTTGTTCAGGAGTGATTTCACCTTTCTCAATCTTTCGTTTGAGCGTCAACATTTCAAAAAAGGTTTGATCTAATCGATCTTCTGCATGCATTTGAAATAGAGAAGGATAGTTGAAATACAAGATCTTGTTTTCGTCTTGAAGTTTCTCTTCATATGCTAGTTTGTTCGACTTGAGATGAGACCATTTTTCTTTAGATCCATCCATTGTACGCACCAATGCTTGAATTTGAGTTGCGCTCAAATCTTCATCGTTAATTCCACGTCTTCCTGCTTCAACCTCTCTAGGAGTGAGTTCACGAGCTGCCATTACCTTTAATATTTAATTGCGTCTAATACAATGAAACGCAGAACCCGAAGAGGGGGTGTCGTTATTGGACAAGGTTCATTCGCAAGCGTATATACTAAACCTGATCCAATTGAAAAACAACTTCCAAAAGGATGTGAATGGAAAGATGGATATGTCATGAAAGTATTTGACATTGGAGTTTCTTTTAAAGCTCGGAGAGAATGGCTTTTAACAGGTCAATTACGAGAGAAGAAACCAGAAGGTATGATCTATCCTGAATCTCAATGTATTCTTAAAGATGGACGATATGCCATCTTTTCTCCAAAAGGTGGACAATCACTCTTTGAACTTTTCTATACAAATGAGGTCATTGATACTCCAGAAAAACTACATGATGTTGTTCAAGGATACATTTCATCTCCAAAGATTGTGCGAAATCATGAGATGATTCCAAAAGTCATTGAAGCGCTTAAAGTATTAAAAGGTCAGGTAGAGTCTATGAACAAAAACATTATCCACACGGATGTTCATGAAGGAAATGTTGTCTACGATGGAGAGGTTGCGAGATTAATTGATTTCGGTGAATGTCGAAATAACTCTATGAAATGTAGTTTGGATGGAGGAGATATTGATGAAATCATTGAAAAACTTCAAACATCCGGTGGATCTAGGAAATCGCAACCGAGAGTTGTGAAACCAAAGCGTCGCACTCGGAGGCGTCTGTCATTCCTGTCAAAATGATATTACCAGTTCTAAAGACCTTTGCAATCCATTTA